GTATTGGCTGCGGTCACTTGCTTATCCGCCGCCGAATCTTGCTTGGCAGCGGCAGCATCCATCTTGTCGAACACGCTCTTGAGCTTCTCGCCTACCTGCGTGAGAATGGTGTCAGCGTTGTCCACCACGTTCTGGCGCAACGTTGACATCTTGCTGGCAACGAGTGCATCCACTTGGTCTATGCGGTCGATGTATTGCTTGGCGAGGTTCTTGCGCCCGGTGTCATCCAGCGTGGCCCACGCCTTGTTGATCGTATCGTTGAGTTGCTGCGAGAGCGCCTGTATCTTGGCCGGGTCAGTCTCGGTTTGCAATTGCGCGTAGAGCGCGTCCGCCTTGTCTTGCAGATACTGATACTTCTGTTCAGGGGTCATCACCGAAGTAGCGATCTCTTCCTTGGTGTCCATGAACCCCTTGTGGATACTCTCGGCAGCCGCATCGATGGCGAGCGCCATCTGAACGCTGGCAGCACGGAAATCGTCCATGCTCTTGGTCAGCGCGCTAATGCTTTCAGCCGTGCCGGTGACGTTATCCCCCATCGTGGTGAGCGCATCTGCGCTTTGCTGCCATGCCTCCATGTCGGACTTGGGCATGTTGCTGAGGATGTCCTTCACCTTGGGCTGCTTCAGTTCATCGAGTCCTGCGAGGTAGGCGTCGATGATCTTGATCAGGTCATCAGTGCTGCCTTGGAACCCTTCCACGAACTTGCCAAGGCCAGCATTGATTTCAGCCGTTATCACGTTCAGCCGGTCATGCGCAATCTCAGCGAGGTTCGTTACTCCACCGTGCTCCATGCCCAAGTTATACGTCTGCGACTGGGCATTCAGCTTTGCGGTGACGCGCGCAATGGCGTCGGGCGACATGTACTTCGCCAGCGCGTTGTCCATCTTCTCAATGCCGCTGATGAACGCCTTCAGCTGGTCGCCCATGTCCGCGCCACTGAGCCACTTGCCTTCGGAGAAGCCGAACGAGCCGAACGCGCTCGTGCCTTGCCAATCGGTCAGCCCGTGCGCGCCTGTCGTGCTGCCGAAGCGCGCGCTGCGCATGGCATTGCCCTTGGGATCTGAGGCATAGCCGATGACCGTGCCGAGCACCGCACCAAGTGCCGCGCCCACCACGTTACCGATGACAGGCACGATGCTACCGATCATGAAGCCGAGCGCGGCACCTGTTGCGCCCATGGACATCGCAGCGTTCACGCCTCCCGGGCCTGCGCCTGCCGCGCGTGCTACTAGGCCACCACCGATGCCGCCAATCGCCGTGGCACCCGTAAGCCCGAGCGCGTAGCCGCTACCCTTGGAGAAGTCAATGCCTCCACCGCCCGTGTTACCGAGCGCCTGCTCGATGGCGTTTGCCATCGAAGGCTCGTCGATGTTCGCCTTGATGCCGTCGCCATCCTTGCCGCTGAGCCAATCCCAGCCGCCCTTGAAACCATCACGTATCGCCGCACCCAGCTCGGCGCCCACGCCTTGCGAGCCAAGCGCGCTCATGTCCACGGTGCCGCCGGGACCGGGCACGAGGTTGAGCATCAGCGGCTTGGCAAGCTCCTTCCAGATGTAGTCCATCAGATACTTCTGGAACGCCTTCTGCATGTTCTTGAGCATGTCCTCCCAGCCGTGCTTGGTATTGCCGAAGATATCGTTGAACATATCTTCGTATTCCTGCTGGATGTACCCAAAGAACACATCGTACTGCTCGTGCCATGCATCGAGCTTTTGCTTGTTCACCAGCTCTTCGCGCTTTGCCTGCGCGTCAGTGAGCTTGTTCTCCGTTTCAATCGCATCGAGCGTGAACTTGACGGCAGCATCGTGCTGCTTGCGCTGAATATCCTCGATCTCGTGCCCGGACTTGGCCCAATTGATTTCATCCTGCGCGGCGAGATTTACGTCTTGCTTGACGCTATCCATCCACGCCTTGTGCGCCTGCTCCCGCTCCCTGAGCATGCGCAGGTATTCTTGATGCCGCTGCCGCTCCTTGGCATCGATCTCTTCGCCCGTCTTGACCTGATAAGCTGCGCCTTCAGAAATCGCATCGATGAGGGCCATGCTCATCTCGCCGGCCCGCTTCTCCGTCGCCTTGACTGACTGCTCCTGGATCAGTGCCCAATCTTCCGGCTTCATCTCGCCGATGGCGGCAGTGTTCGGCTTGAGCGGCTTTTCCAGCTCCTTGTGGAAGCCGATCAGCCACAAGCCGAACGCAGCGAAATCACCCTGCTTGATTGCGCCCGCCAACTGATTGATGTCTTCCGCCATGCCGGCGAACAAATTGTGTACGCCGTCAGCAAGCTGGAGGTTGTCTGCTATGGTCTTGCCGAGTCCCTTCATGGAACGCGTGAACCGGTCTACTGCGCCGCTGGCGGTGTTCTCCATCGCCTCGGCGGCACCCTTGGTGCGCGACTCGAGGATTTCCAGCAGTTCGTTCTGCGCCTTGACTACCTCGCCGTGCTGCATCAGGTCCTTGATGTGCTCCTTGGTAGCATCGTCGAGATAGCCGATCTGGCGTTGCAGACGCGCGATGCCTTGCTCCGGCTCGGTGATCGCCTTGCCGAGCGTGGACATTGCCGTGGAGAGATCCGTACCAGTAAAGGCTGCGTAATCCACAGAGGCCTTCAACGCGCGGTCCATCACCTGCTGCGTCACTCCACCATAGCGCATCATCTCTGCTGCGGCGTTGCGCACGTCGTTCACGCTCACCTGCGTGGTAGCCGCGAGCGCCTTGGCTGTTTCATTGATGTGCTGCGTGGTGATGCCGAACCCCTCGCCCACGTTGGTCACCGCGACGTTGAGACGAGCCAAGCTCTCCTCGGCGGCCATCGCGCCCTTCACCATGCCGTCGAAGGCGAAGGACGCAACGGCGAGCGTGCCAAACTTGCCAACGAGGTCAGCCACGTAGCCGCCCACGTTGTTGAGCGACCCCGCAGCCTTCTGCTCGAACCTCTGGAGCTGATCCTCTGCCTTGGTCAAGCCTGCGATCCACTGCGCAGCTTCCAGCATCAGGTTGACGCTCAGACGGCCGAGATCTCCAGAGGCCATTGCGTTACTCCTTATTCAGGCGTGTTCTACGCAGACGTATCGACCCGAGGTTGCTCTCAAACGTATTGCGCATGGTCTGCACGCGCTCACGCATGGTGGCGGCTGCCTCGTCAGCCGCCTTCTGTGCCGCAACGATGGGCATGAAGTCCATCGGGTCTAGCCGCTTCTTGCTTCCCATCGACTTGGCGATGACAACAGACAGTACGCCACTACGCAGGTCTGCGCGCATCTCCCCGAACGGGTCGTCCGCGTAGTAATCTACCCACTCAGCATACTCGTCCATCGTCATCGTGGCTTCCAGCTCAGCCACCGTGCGCCCGAGCGCGAGCGCCAACCTGAAACGAAAACGGCGCTCAGGCTTCAGGCGTTTTTTGCCGGCTCCTCGACCATCTTGTTCACCTTATTGCCGGTGTTCAATACTTCGGTCACGAGGGAGACGGGAAACGCCTTGAGTGTTACCAGATCTTCAGCGTTGTTCACGCTGAAGAGCGGCTTGCCTTGCGCATCGCCGAGGAAGCGGGCGAGCATGCGGATGGACATGGGAACGGGCGTGGCAGCCGGATCAGCCTTCTGGGCCTTCTGGGCCTCCTGCTGCATCTCGTCGAGCTCACCGATGGTGACACGGCGGATGTACACGATGCCGAGTTCTTCGGTCGGGTGCTCCACGGGCTTGGAAACGAACTGGATGATACGGGCACGAATATCCTGCGTCATGGTGGCTTTGGCCTTGGCTGTGCTGCGGTTTAGGGTGCTACGCCGGTGCTGCGGTGTTGCGGTGCTACAAAGGCCCAATGGTGCGCCTGTGCGCACCATTGGGCAACCGCGCAAGCGCATAGCCCGCACGCCTGCGCAACGGTGCGGGCTAGCTCTCCACGAGCACCGGCTCACCGGTCACGCGCAGCGACACGCTGCCCGCGAGCGGCTGGTCGACGCCGCCAGAGATGCTGAACTGACGTACGAAAGCCTCGAAGACGTAGGCATAGTTGTTGCCGTCCTCGTCAGACGGAAACTGGAGCTTGAACACGCGCTTCTCGCGTGCCGCGCGTGCCTCCAGGCACTCCATCTGGAACGGGTCGTTGGGCACGAGGTTCACGTCGAACGTGAACGATCCGAAGTCCTGCAAACCCTGCAGGAACTCGCGCGCCGTGCTGCAGAGCGTGGTGACGTCCACTTCCGCGGCTTGCCCATCGAAGCCGTTGAACGTCTTGGTCTCGCAGCCCGCCACGAACACGACCTGCGTTGCCGTGCCTGTGGTGCCCGCCGTGGCATAGCCCGAAGTGTCGAGGTCCACGGTGAAGCTCGTGCCGGCGATGCCTGCGGTGACGACGCCCATTCGCCCCGCGATTTCGGGCATGCCGGTCACGTCGATGAATTGCACCACATCACCGGCAACGGCCGTCGAGCTGACCGAACTCACCACGGCTTGCGGAGCCTTCGTCACGGCGGTGATATCGCTGATCGGCGTGCCGGTGCCATCGCTGATCGAGAGGATGGTTCCCTGCGCGTTGATTGCCTTCGTCTTGAAGCTCATGTCGCTGCTCCTTCCTGCTCGTTGATTGAGTAGTGCAGTATGCGCCGGTATGCCCTGACGTCCGGCTCGTACGCCTCCTGCTCCATTTGCAGCAGGTTCTCGAGGGCGAAGTCCTGCATTGCGGAAACTACCTGCTCTCGCAGCGCGCGCGTGACTGAATAGTCGAGCGCGTAGATGTCGAGCTGCACCACGCTGCGCACGAGGCCCGCGCTGCCGCACAGCGAATTGTCCGGCACCGCGCTGAGCGTGGCGTACCTGATGGCAGGCAGAGTCGTCTTCTGCGGAATGATGATCGGGTGCATGCGCCCGTTCACCAACGGCGCGAGCGCCATCACAAGCTTCTCTTCAAGCTGCCTTGCCATTTCCGTATTTCCTCAGAGCACGCTCAGCGCTGCTGGCAATCGCCTTCAGCGCTGAATCGCTGATTTTGGATATGCCGATGCCGCGAATGGAGGCATAAGCATTGGATATGAACGGCTTCGGTGGGTCGTTGTGGATGCTGCCGAAATGGACCCACCACCAGTAGTACGGATCATTACCCATTTTCTGGTGAGCCATGCGCGCCCGAACGCCCAGCGTATAACCCCGCTGAGTGCCTATCTTGATTCGCTTAATAGCGATGTTCTTCACGAGCACCCCTTTATCCACCGCTCCAAGAGCATGCGCCTGCTGCACAGCGGCTTCTTTCACCATCTTGGCGACAGGAAACACGCCCCGATAGCTGATTTTCTCCACCTCCTGCGGGCTGGCCAGCATCTTCAGCTTGGCCATGAGCTCGTTGACACCTTCAATCGTAGGCGCAGCCTTAGCGGCCATCGCTCTCTCCCTGTGCCGTGCGGCACACCAGATCCACCGTCGCGTTGTTCTGCGCAGGCAGCACGGACTGCACGGCGTAGATGACCCCGTTGATGGCGTCGAACACACGCCACGTTGCGTCCGGCACCGGCATGCTGCTGTACCGACGCACCGTGATACGAAGATCCGCCGAATCCTTCGTGACGGGGCTGCCCGCGAACTCCCGTCCGGTAAGTGGTTGCACACTACCCCACGCCTTGAACGTGTTGGCGCTCGGCGTTGCGTCCCACGTGTAGACGGGTGCGCCCGCAGCGTCGTGCGTGAGCACCGGACGCTGGAGCCACAGCGGCGTGCGAAAGCTGCCTGCGCCGTGCGTGGCCATGGCTACACTCCCCACGTGACACGGTGCGGATCGAGCAGCGCCTCCGCCGTCTTGTTCGGAGCGATGATGGTGCCCACGATCTGTGCTTCACGCGATTCGTACAGGTCGCCGAGGTACAGATGCGCAGCCGCCTGCACCGCGCTAGGCACCGGGCCATCGGCGCCTGCGGTGTACATGAGCACGCCTAGCTCAGGCGCAAGGGGGTCGAGGTCGCTCGGCACGTTGAGTACCTGCACCTTCTGCAGCCCGCTGCGCAGCGTGGTGATCTTCCAGTCGCCGTCCGCGTATTCCACCATCGTGCCATCGGTGCGCTGGTAGGCCATGGACTCGATGAACGCGCACGGCACCAACGGCAGGTAAGCGCAGCAGTCCACCACGCGCACTTCGATGTGCTCGCGTTCGGTCCACGCCCTGCCGGTGTACTCCTCGCAGCGGGCCACGGCGGCATCGAGTTTCAGGAGGATGGTGCTGTCCTCCTCAGCATGGACAACGCGCAAATGCTCTTTCGCAGCCGCCAGCGTGAAATTGTCATTCGGAATCACTTTCAGCTCCTCGCCACGTTGGGCACGATTATCACTATGTC